GTATTATTAGTCGTATTCTTTATTGTATTATTAGTAATAGTGGGTAGTGTTTCTATATCACTAGTCAGTTGATTTGATATTACCTTGTCCGTTGATTTCGTATCCACTAGTCCGTTGAGTTCATCATTAGTATTATCAACCTCTAACAAGTCCGTTGATTTCGTATCCACTAGTTCGGTGACTAGAATATCTATAATTTTATCATCATTGGTGGAGTAGTAGTTTTTGCATGGTATTCCCTTTTTAATTACATTTATATAACCCCCCTTAGTTAACTCTACTATTTTGGTTTTTATCGCATATTCAGTAATTCCTAATTCCTCAGCCATATTGGGTTGTGATTGGAATATCTCGTTCTTCTTAAACACCTCCTGTAAATCTATAATGTGTTGTAGGATAAGTGTTGATTCTAAACCTATCTTTCTAACTAAGTGTTTGTTTAGAGACCAGTAGGAGTTCTTTCCTATGGATTTACTCAGTAACTTTCTTTTTAATTCTTTCATATATCTTTAATAAAAAACCCCAAATCATAATCGGTAGTGAGATTACCAACTATGTTTGGGGTTGAGGTGAACATATCGTTCAGTTTCTTTATAGAGTATCTCACACTCCATTTAGTATATATATTGTTTTTTTTTCCAAAACCATATTTTATTTTATTTATTTTTTATTAAATAAAATATCTTCATCAAATGTATCTAGAAATCTTCTAAACCAATCCAAACAAACATTGAATTCTCTATGAGCATGTGATTTTTCATAAGGGTTTGTTGAACTGTGCCAGATATCTTCCCATTCATCTCTTAATTTAACTAATCTCATAAATTCTTTGTGAATAGATTCATTTGTTGGATTATGATTTACATCAAATTCAAATATAGAATCTTGAATTTTGTAATAAATTGGTAATTTTGTGTTTTGTAATGTGTTCATAACTGTTTGTGTTTAAAGTTTAATTATTTATTTACAATACAAACATAACACTTTTTTTCTGTAATTCCTAGCACTATTTTATTTATTTTTTTGAGCATAAAAAACCGCTGAACTATAAGTCCAACGGTTTTCACAACACACATACTATATTGAATGGCAATCCAATATTTTACTTTATCCTTTTGCGTTTCCGTATTTAGCTCTAATCATACCACATACTTTGTTCGCAGTTTCTTCATCACCATATCTTTCGGTCATATCAGAAACACATTCATCCCATGGGTAATCTGCTAATTCTATTCCTTTTAATCTAATATCTTTTTCAGCAGATAGTAATTGAAACTCTTCTGCTTTTCTTTGGAATGGAGATATTGTTTTAGTTGCTTGTACTGTTTTACCTTCGTAAATGTTGTAGCAAATAGCTAATGCTTCTCTTTGTCCGTATTCAGACGGGTATATCTCCGAGATACATCTACTAACGAACTTATCTTTATCTTCTCCTTGTTGTGGTTTTGGTAATGGCATAATTTTAGTTTATATAATATGTTATTCCGTCTTTTTTTAATTTGGTTACATTTGACCAAACAATAGTTCTGAAATCATTTACAGAGAAATCATATAAAACCATATACCCTTTTGATTCGTAATCATACACTGCATCTCCTGAAGGACCTGCTATGGATTCCATTTCTCTACCACTTATCTTTCCTGAGTATAATTTATCAGACCATATCTGAAATGGTTCATACCATGTAAGGACAATATCTTTTGCTTCACTTAAACTAATTCTTTTAGTTTTAGAAGCAAAATTGTTTATCTTACTATATACTGAGTTACTATCCATTAGTTCTTAATGATAATCTATAAAGGGTTGAACCTAATAGTTGTGATATTTCGTCTAATTGGTTTTGAATGTATGAATCTTGTGGTGCAGTTTTTCTTTCTTCTTGCAACCACATATAGCAATTTTTATAGTATGCTATTGTTGCATCTAATCCTGTCCAATCTGGCGTATCATGCACTTCAAATCCTTCTAATCTACCATATATACCTGCGTATGATTCAGACAAATCATCTAATAAATCTACAATTCTTTCATAAAACTTTTGTAAAGCCTTATGCTCACTTTTAGATGTTGTTTGGTGGTGCCAGACAATAGCTTGTTGCTTTGCTGAATTAAAATAAGATACTATTTCTACTATACTAGCCATACTATTTCTTTTGTCCTAACAATGCAGGATGTGTATAATCTTTCTTTTTAGTAGGTCCTTGACCTGGATATGATGAAGCAACTGATGGTTGTGCTCCTTCTAAATCTATTTCACCTAACTCTTTTAATTTGTTATGTGCCCATGCACCTGCTGCTAATCCACCCCATGCCATCATCATAAGATAACCACATCCATCTCCAAATGATTTAGATGATTCTAAATCTTTTTCATGTCTACTAACAAATGAATACATGCGTTTAATCGTATCTACCGAAATCGGTTCTCCTTTGGCAAGTTGGTTAGCACGTTGTTTTCCAACAGGTGTTCCGCAACTACCCCAACCATTCTTATCTGCCCATTCTAATGCTCTTTTTGCATTATTCTTTACACTATCAGGATAATCAGAATGTGATTGTTCTACCAATGTTTGACCTTTGGAATATCTTTTATCTTTTTTAATTATCTTTTTGATGTGATTTAACACAACATCAGCTTCTACTTCTGATAATTTTTGAATTTCTTTTTCTAATATTTCTAATTCTTTAGATGCTTTTACTAACTGATGTTCGAATGCTCCCTCAATAGAGAACCCTTTTACCTTACCTGTTTTAACATAGTTGTTCCAAATATCCTCATTGTTTATCTTAAACATACCAACCCAAGTTCCCACAGGTAAATTTAACCCATACATATTTGATTTATCATTCAGTTTAGATTCTTTAACCCAACTCTCTACTAAAGTTACATCATTTATTTTATCTTCGTGCTCTAATGTAGATTTATTCTGATAACCTTTCATAAGGTAATTCTGTGCTAGTTGAGCAACTGTATCTTTTGTAAAGAACACTTCGTATGGTTCTCCTGCTGCATCTACTCTTAATATCTTCTTATCTGGAATCAATATAGGTCCCAATAGAATATGTTTTTCATCACTAACTGATGCAAACATTACTTGTTCATTATGGAAGTAAATAAAATCAGATTCAATAGCAGGATTTTCCACTAATGAAATAGCAAATATTTCATCTATGTTTTCATCCTCTACTGTTAATTGGTATAATTTCATATCTTAATAACATTAAAATGATTAAAAATCATCACCCACCACTAAAGGTTGCGGCTCTGCTTGTTCTTCTATCTAAAGCTTGTTGATTACTTACATCTCCACTAACTACATATGCCTTAATTGGTTTCTGTGTGGTTGCTGATAAAGTATCTGCTAATTGTTGTGTTGGGTTTGCTCCACCTGTTGTTTCAATTCTAGGTGCATTCATACTTGGTATTGAAGGCATTGAGGGTAAAGGACCAGCTGCTGCTCCCCCTGCTCCTCCTCCTTCTACACCTGGTAGTTTGGTTTCTATAATCTTTTTAACATTCATCAGACCGGTTGCAATAACTGCACCTGCTGCAATAAAGTTAAATGGTGGAGGTGATGCAGCTAATGCCGCAGTTGCTCCTAAATATGTGTTAATTATGGCTTGTCCTATGGCAAGTGCTTTACCTGCAACTGTATCTCTTCCAACTAAATCTGCAACTGAACCTAAAGCATCTGATATAATTGAGAGTTTGGCAGCTTGTTGTGCTTTCTCAATTTGTATTCTAGCTGCGGCAGCTTTTTCATCGTATGCAGTAATGGCATCTTGCGATGCTCCATTAGCAACCATAGTTTCTCTACCTAATGCAGTTGTTTTATCAAATAAATCTAACTCATCTTCATAAGTTGCTTCATTGTGTGCTTTCTTTAATACAAAATCTGCTTCTAATAAATTAGCTGAATCTTCTCTTGCAGTATTTTCTTTCTTTAATTTCTCTTCTGCTAACTTTTTAGCTTCTTCTTCTGCTGCTTTTGCCTCATCATCTTTCTTCTTTTTCTCTTCCTCAGCTTTTTTAGCAGCTTCATCATCATACTTTTTGTTGATGCCATCTGTTGTTATTCTGTGTGCTTCTAATGCACCACTTCTATCTTTAAATCCTGCTTTTTCTAATGCTAATAAATCCTCTTGTAGTTTCTGACCTGCTTTATATATCTCAGCATCTCTTGCTGCAAGGGTTGCAATGTAGTTATCTATCTGTACTTTCTGTGCAGCTTCTAAGTTCTTTTTACGTTCTTCTTCTGCTTTAAGTCTTGCAGCTTCTGCTTTTTTCTCAGCTTCTTCTTTTGCTTTCTTTAATTCTTCTTGTCTCTTTTTGTATGCTTCTAATTCAGCAGCAGTCATTCGTTTAGAACCTTCTGTAAATCCTTTTTGAGCTGAATTATATCCATCTACAACTGCTTTGGTTACTCCTTTAACTAAACCTTTTGCGTTAGCTACTTGTGATTCAACACCTTTTTTAACTGCACCAAATGTATCTTCAGCTCCTTTTTTAATTAAATCCCAATCAAAAGTGAATACACCTTTGATGACATCACCTGCACCTTTTGCAACACCTATCAGTGTCTTAAAGTTTGTAATTAAAACATCATAAATAAACTTACCAACAGAGGTTAAAGTTCCTAATAGACCTGTAAATACACCTGCAACTACTGCAACCGTTTTACCTAATACATCTAATACAGTTTTATTACTAAGGAATTGTGCAGCTAAATCTGCTAATTGAAAAGCAATTGGTTCAATAACGGCAAATAATGCGTTCATTATCTTCTCAAATGCTTCTGTAATCTTTGTAAGTTTTGCTTGTCCTTCTTCAGTTCTACTCAATGATTCTTTTAGAGCAAAGAATGCTGATACGATTAAACCTACCACACCAAAAGCAACCTTAAATCCAGTTGATAATTTATTCAGACCTTCATTAAATCCTTTGATACCATTACCTAATGAACCTAATGGACCTGGTAAAGATGCTAATTGGTCATCAAATTGACCTGCTTGGAAATTAACTCTTTCTTGCGCATCATTTAAATCATCCAATTTAGCTCTTAACTTTTGGAATTCTGCACCACTATCTTTACCCTCATCTGCTAATTTTTGTAAAGCAACAGTTGTTTCTCTAATCTGTGATTTTAGAGATTTAAATTTACCTTCGGTTTCTTCCGTAGCATCACCTAAGTCTTTAATCTGGTCTTCACCTTTAACTTGAGTATCAATTATAGTGGTATAGGTGGTAGTATTATCAGCCATTATTTCTTACTTTTCCAAATACGTTTAATTTGCTTTCCACCTTGCTTCCAAGTATAAGGAATAGCATATAACCCTTTTGCTCTATCTATGTTTTTATTAACAGAGTAGAACTCATCAACATTCAATAAGTCAATTATATTTTTAATCATATCTGTATAACAAATAATTCAAATTATATAGTGGAGCAATACCGATTATATTGTTCTTCATCAAACTCATTCCTGTTGGATTTAAGGAACTCAAAGTATGGTTCATATACAATGTGTAAGTCCTCAATAGATAATTCAACCAGAGGAGAATCTGCCCTATCTAGCGATGCTTCTTTATGGTTGTCAAAGTTGTTGGGGTTATCTATATCACCACTCTGTTTATGTCCCGCAATTTCCGAAGGGTCTGACCAGTTAAAGCAATATGAAGGAACATATTTAGTATTATATTCGTCTAATTGTTTTTCATCTCTTAATTTCGTATACCAACTTAATCCTTCGTATCCTGTTAAATCGTTTCTAAAACCAATCTCTCTGATTCTATCCATCTTTACAATTACAGATGCTTCCAAAGTATTCTGTGTTAATTCTATTTTACCAGGTGCTGCAAACAAACTCTTTTGTGGTTTCCATGCATCAGTTCCTAATTCTTCTATACCATCTACGGCTTGTTGTAAGTGAAATGGTAAATAAATATCATCATCATCCCCTAACATAAAGTAATCACCTGTTGCGTGAGTTACTGCATCTCTACATATATCACCTCTATTAGTATAATTTACATTTGTAACATAATCTATTCCATTATTTACAATTGTAACATTATCTGGTTTGTTCTCCATAGTGTATGGGAACTCTTCATCTGTGTTAAATATAATTAATTCTTTATTTGGATATGTTTGTGCGTTGAACTGTGCTAATATTCTTTTAACACAACTAAATCTTCTGTATGTTGTACATACGAAACTTACTTTTTTCATCTTCTATAGTATTGGATTTTTTGATTTGGTTTGTATTCTATCGTATTATGCTCTTTACCAAAATAATCCTGTGCATAACCAATTGCTTTTCTTTCTTCGTATTGCCACTTATATACATAACGCATGTGTCTAATACAGTAATCAGTTTCTAATCTTTTTAATTTTCTTGTGTGTGATAATGCTTCACTAAATCCTTCTGAACCTGTAAATCTAATATCTTCAGCCCATTTTACTATTACATAATGAGGACCAATAGGGTATCCTTCACTAACTTCTAATATTTGGTCTAAACTACCCCAATGTTCTATCATATGTGCTCTAATAACATCAGCACCTTCTAACTCCGCTTGTTCTATAAGTTCTAATGTATTATCTATTGGTAAATTATCTGCATCATGATGTAAAACCCAATCTACTTCATCTTTTGGAATCATTCTAACTAATTCATCCATACTTTCATTATGTTTGAAGTTCCAACCAGTTCCATAATCTTCTGTTGCTCTCTGATATTTAACTTTTTTACCTAATGAATCTATTAAATCAAATGTAGATTTTGATACATTATCATCCATTATTAAAAAATACAAATGAGAACATAGTTTAGCATTCTCTTTTATTGAAAGATGTATTAAATCTAATCCAACTTTAACTTCATCTATTGATGCCAATCGCATCATTGCTCCTAATCTCATAATAATACTGATTTTCGTTTTGTTTTTTGTATCCAATTCCAATAGTACCAACTAGCACTATCTTCTTTTATTTTTAAATCGGTATTATATGGTAGTTGATTCATATATTCCGCTTTGTAAAATAGACCTGATACTGAATCTGTTACTCCTGCATTGTGCATTATGTTCATTTTATGATAATCATAGGTTGATGAAGTTCCCCAACTGAAATCAAAATTACTATGACAATTTGTCACATATCCTCTTCTCCATGCACCCCATAATACTGCCCACATATCTGCACACCATATTTGTAATTCGTGATGTGTTGGGTCTAACTCTTTTTTAATTCTATTTAACTCACTAATTTCTTTGTATAGATTTTCAGAATCAGATTCTACTCTATTCCAAAATAGAAAATCAACACCTTTCATAAGATATTGTGCTCCAATAGCATTCATTTCGTTTTCTTCTATTACACTTTCTTCTATTTGCATTATCTTACACATCTCATTTATTACATCATCTCCTTTAGATTTGATATAAGAGTGTGCAATATACCAACGTGTATCTGAACCATACCATTCATTATCATTTATCATATCATCAGTAATCCAATCTTGAATTGGTTTGGTAAATATAATGTCTGAATCATGGTAAAATATTGCATCTGTTGAAAGGTATGCATGTTTTAACCAATGTTGTTTTAAAATGTTAGGTCTTATTGATGAAATGTAATGTCTTGTCTCTCTCGTATCATCATAGAAAAAGAAACGTGCCGCATAACCATTTGCTAATTTATTCCATTCTTCTGGAATTACTCCATTTTGTTTCCAACATACAATATCTACATTATTGGGATTTACTCCCATTGCTATAAAGTTGTTTAACATAACTTCTACTTGCCATGCATAGTATAAAGTAGCAGGTTGAGCACATACGAATCGTAGGTTTCTCATAAGTTGTTTTTATTATTTAACAACTATTTTACTATTATGTAGTTAAACTAACACGTTCCACCTTCTGTTGGATAAGTTGCATTTGTAATACCAAATGTTCCTTGTTGAGCACATTGAGTACCACCTGAACCATTTGATACGAAATCACCACCAGGAGTTCCATCACAGTTTGTCCAACTTAAAGTACAAGGTACTCCGTATTCATTATCACAAGCCCAAGTATAAGTTCTACAAGTAGGAGCTACTGTTGTAGTTGTAGTTGTTGTTGGTGCTCCTGTAGTAGTTGTAGTAGGTGCTCCTGTGGTTGTAGTAGTAGGAGGACCTGAATATGTAGTTGTGGTTGTAGCAGGTGCAGCAGTAGTAGTAGTTGTAGTAAAGTTTAATGTTTTTATTATTTCATTTTCATTACATCCTGCAGACAAATTTATTAACTTAATACATTTGGTAGTATCAGGTATTGTTATATTAACAGTTGAACCTAAATCAGGCAAATATAAATTAGTACTACCACTAAACTCTGAATAACTTACGCAATCAGTAGAATAGTAGGCATTGTATAATGGACCAGATTTACCCCCGTCAGCACTTAAAGTTATTTGTATTGTTACATTTCCCATATCTTAATAATTGGTACAAGCAGTTTCACAATCAGAAGCCTGTGTATATATAACACCATCTACATCATAAGTATAAGATGGGCCTGATGTAGAACCATATGGTTGATAAGAGAATGTTCCCTCACTATACCAAGAACCATTACTCAATGGTGTTGATGAACGAATTACAACATCACTTGCAGATGTACAAGGGTTACCAGTTACACAAATTCCTCTATGTGCATTATAGAAATAATACGGAGAAGCAGTTGTTGTAGATGTGGTAGTAGTTGTGTTAGAACATAAATTAAATGGTCCTGATGTTTCAAATGTTCCAACAGAATCTCTTGCATCTAATGTGTAAGTAGTTCCACCACATACACCAGTATATGCGTTAGTTGCAGGGTAGTTATTCCAACTTCCTCCATTTAATCTTGTTTGGTATCCTGTACCCGAACCACCTGTAATATTTGTAATGTTAATTGCTCCATCACAAGCAGAAGGATAAGTTGCACAATCATTATATCCAGTTACTATTAGTGCAGTTAATGTTGTTGTAGTAGTAGTTGGTGCTACCGTAGTTGTAGTAGTAGTTGTAGGTGATGCAGTTGTAGTTGTAGTTGTAGTTATATTACAATCAGCACAACTGCTATGCTCACTTACAATAGTTAAACTTGCACCACCAACCGTTGTAGGAGCAACAACTGTATAACATAATCCATTAGATGCTTTTATAATATTACCAGGTGATTGAGTTCCATCATATATTGCTCTTAAACTTGCAGGAGTTGTAGTTCCGCAAGGATAATACAAATCATACGATTGGAATGCCAACGTAGTTGTAGTTGTTGTAGGTGCTGCCGTAGTTGTAGTAGTTGATGTAGTGGTAGTTGTAGGAGCAGGGCAACTAATTTTATCAGTTACTACTCCAACAACAACTACATATCTCCAAGTTCCATCTGAATAAAATCCAGTTGCTAATGTAGAGCCTCCACAACTATTATATAATGTATCTCCTATTACAATTGAACCCGAGGTATTTTTGTATGCAGTAACATCAGGCGCACTTGCATCACAAGTTGTATCATAAACAGGAGTTAAATTAAATCCATAACAAGCCGTTGTTGTAGTTGTAGTAGGTGCTCCCGTTGTTGTCGTTGTTGGTGCTCCCGTTGTTGTCGTTGTTGGTGCTCCTGTGGTTGTCGTTGTTGGTGCTCCTGTGGTTGTCGTAGTAGGAGCTGCCGTTGTAGTAGTCGTGGTTGTTGGAGCTCCTGTCGTTGTTGTTGTCGGTGCTGCGGTTGTTGTCGTAGTAGTAGTTGGTGCTACGGTTGTTGTAGTTGTTGTTGGTAATACAACAGGACAACCACTTCCACTTACATTACAAGTTGCTCCCGCAGTTGCACCAACAGATGAAGTATAAGCAGTAGTGAATGTTCCAGATACTAAACATTTTACAAGAGTTGCTCCTGCATTTATTGGAAATAATTTAGTAGTACAATCTGCACAATCTTTTCCACTAAATGTATATTGAATAGAACCTGTATTTTGTACAGTATAAGTAATACAATCTACTAATGAAGATGTACAATTTGTAAATGTATTTGTTAATGATGATGATGAATATCCAACTGAATTTACAATTTGACTATTACTTACACATAATGTAATTGTTTCTCCTTGTCCAACAAATTGACTTCTATATCCTACATGTCCGCAAGGTACATAATCTACTTGTCCTGCAACTGATAAATTAGAGTTATATACTGTATAATTTGTACAAGTCGGAGTTACCGTAGTTGTAGTAGTTGTGGGTGCTGCAGTTGTTGTAGTAGTTGTTGTAGGACAGAATGTAGCACAAACTGCACTTCCTGTTCCTGTCATTGTTGTATTATATACAGAACCAGAACAAGCTGCTGATTGAATTACAAAGAATATGTATCCACCGGTTGGGTCATAATAATAACTACCAGTAGGAACTGAACCTGCATTACTTACTACTATTTGTTCTGCAAAGAAACATATACCACCTGCACAAGTATATCTACTAGCCAAATAACAAGTTGTTGCTAAAGTGGTTGTAGTAGTTGAACCAAATGTAGTCGTAGTAGTTGTTCCTGCTATTGTAGTAGTAGTTGTAGTAGGAGCAATTGTTGTGGTAGTAGTTGTTGGTACTAATGTTGTTGTTGTAGTTGTTGGTGCTGCGGTTGTAGTAGTTGTTGTAGTAGAAGGTACGCAACTACTTCCTAAAGTAATAGTTGAACCACCACCAGTTAATCCTTTATCACCATCTGTAGCACATACAGTAAATGAAGTATTAAATGCCATACTTCCAGATGTTTGTATAGTTTGACCACAATTTATATAATAATAATTACAACCTCCACCCGCAGCACAGAAGAAAGTATAATTATAACAATTTGCCGTATATAACGTAGTAGTTGTCGTTGTAGGAGCAACTGTTGTAGTAGTAGTAGGAGCAATTGTAGTTGTTGTTGTTGTAGGTGCAAGTGTAGTAGTAGTAGTAGGTGCAAGTGTAGTAGTAGTAGGTGCTCCCGTCGTAGTACTAGTTGTTGTAGTTGGACCTGATGTAGTTGTAGTAGTTGTTAATGAACTTGTCAACGCAAATGTATAATCAAAATCACAAGCCAATTCAGGTATAATAGTTGATATTACATCGTTTAGAATTGGCCCTAATAATTGTAAAGAACACTCACCCGTTGATAAGTTATAATCATTTATTGCACGAAGGTGATAATAGTTTCCTCTGAACTCAACTATATCGTTAAGTTCCATTTGGAAATAATCTGCTAAAGGTATAATTGCTTCACAATCTAACAAACGAGTTTGAGGATTATATAATAAATTTACATATCTTTCCCAATATGTAGAGTATAAAGATGCTGAAGGTGCAGTACCATATGCAGCGGGTTCGTTATTAAATAAAAGAGATAATGAAGATGAATCAGGTGTATTCCCACTATAATTATCAAAATATGGAAAGGCATTAAATGCTCTTTGTTCTATTGAAGATGTTGAACCATTTTGGAATCCTTCTATAAAATATGTATCAGTTTGTTTAGTTCCGTTGTAAAAATAAATATGCGGCAAGACACGAGCAGGTTTGTAATCAATACTGCTTATGAATGTAGGAATAAATATTTTGTTATTTGCCATTAATCTCTTGCGCTAGTTTGTGCTATAAAATTCAATACCGATGATGACATATCACTTGCAGTTAAAGTATAAGTGTAAGTAGTATTTGCACTACCACTATATAGATTAACACTTCCGCTATCAGTTGTCTTTATTAGTTGTGCAGTTTGATATGTTGTTCCACTTGCAACTGATGTAAATACTATATCATTTCCAATTGTAACACTTCTATAATTGTATCCTAATATATTTGGGTCAAAATCAAATACATCCGTATATGGAGAACTAACACCTGCTGCTGCAATTGCTACATAGTTTGTTTGAACTTGTAAGAATGATTCAGAAAGTCCACCTGGCGATGTTTTAGTTTGAGTAATTGCACCTGCTCTAAATCCTGCTTGATTTATATTAGTAGAACCTGATGTACCAGTTCCATTTAGATAAACTAATGGAGATGAAGCAAAATTAGTTTTAACATTAAACTCACCTTGTGAAAAGTAATTTTCTGTATCAACATAATAAGATTTACCAAATTCTCTACCTGCTCCTTTACTAAATTGTTGTGAAACATAATCACCATCTAAAGTATCTCCAAAGTTTAACTTATTTACTGCAAGGTTATTTACAAGAGTTACTGCAATATTTTTATCTAAATTAATGTATCTGTTAAAGTTCTTTACTTGTCCCATTTTATACCAAGTATTAAATGTTTCAACTATAAACTCTTTTGGACGTAATTTGTTAGGATATATTACTAAATTAAACTTTTTCTGCAATGATGAAATAAAATCAATTAATTTTATACCAACAGTACCAAATGGCATGTTAGATGCAATATCCATTATCTGTCCATCTCCACCTTGATTTACTTTTTGTATTTCCAAATAAGATGATACACTATTCTGTGGATTTAAAGTTACTTGTAAGTTTGTATTTGAAGGAGTACCAACCCAATATAAATAAAATCTATGATTACCAGGTGGTAATATTTGAGTTTGGAATTGGTTTGTTAAAGTAAATCTTTGAGTTCTAGTAGTTCCATTATTATATGTCTGAACTTCTTTCATATAATCATTAATTGCAGTTAGGTTTGTAGATGATTCTACTATACTAAACCCATCATCACTTAAAACTATTAATGCAAATTGTGGCATATTGTTAGTTGCCGCAAGTGGTTTAACTTCAAAATCTAATTTAATCTCACCTCTAATAGATGAACTGAAATCAGTTGTATAAGATAAAGATGAACTTAAATTACCATTAGGGTTTGCTTCTATATTATACCAATCTAAAGGAACTAAAGTAGCTACACTTGCAGTTACATTTGTTCCACCACTACCTGAAATAGGAGATATTCTAAATAAACCATAGGTTTCTAAATCTATGTTCTCCATTATTGGATAACGTAATTTGTTATTACAAATCATATACACATTATCTAACCACTTCTGTTCAAAGAATGAAGATGAATAAGTGTATCCGTATGTATCAAAAATTGCATCCCATACTGCTTTTACTCTAATAGCAGGTTTATAATCTTGCACACATAAAGAACCAGACGGTTCATCAATACCATAGTTTGCAACTGAAGGATTATAAACAATCTCTTGTCCATATTCAGCCATTGGATAAACTATACTACCACTAAACAATTCTCCATTCCAAGATGAAGATATATTACTTAAAGATGCAGTATGATTGTATTGTGCTAACGAACTGGTTAAATCAGTTAAGAAACTTCTATTAACTTCTCTAGCAAATGAAGATAAACCACCATAAATAGTTACTTCGTATGAATCAATAAACTTATTTGCTATTACATTTACTTTATTTAATTGTAAGTATCCGTTAGCAAGGTATATACCACCAAAATCAAAGTATGCTGGAACTTTAACGTTTGATTTAAATAAAAATGGTGATTGAATTGATATATCGTAGCAATGCTCAAAGAAAGCATTATTAACTTTTGAACCAGGTATTGTTATTTGGCGTGTAAAGTCAGCAGGAAGAACTCCTAAATCAAATAAACCAGTTACGTTATCTGATAAAAGAATTTGTTCATCCTTAAATAGGTCTAACTGTTGTCCATTTGCTATTAACTTAAATACAAACCCTTGTGTAGATATAATACCCATTAGATAATCAATTTATATGCCTGTCCGAAGTTAAAATCAAATTGATATTGAATTAACTTATCAACTACACCTGTTTTGAATACTATGTTTTGATTTGTTATAGTTAAAGGTCTAACATTATCGTTTGCTTCATCGTACATCCAATATATTTCATCAGATACTAACAATTGTTTTAGAATATCGTTATAATCTTCTGATATAAAAAATGTATTTACTGAAATAGCTTGTTTAGAATCAGCAATATAGTTCAATGTAGAACTATCGTAATCATTATATGATAACGTTGATGCTTGCCATGTTCCTAATTGTGGTTGATACGTTCTCTTTTCCGTAGAGAAGGATTGACGATTAACCATATAGAAATCAAAATAATCAAATTGTCCATATCTGTTCTTCCATTTAATTCTAACATTAGGGTATTTTTGAATACACTCTACGTTATATCTAATAGGAGAACCCATAGGAGTTGCTCCATTATATGCTTGTGTTTGGAAATAAGTAAATGAACCACTTAATGGAAAGCCAGATTGTGCTGGTCCTATTGGATATTGTGCTATTTGACCTGATGATGATGTTGAGCCTGTTAAATTATAATTGGCAGTTCCTAAATTAGATGTATAAACTATTTTAGTAGGGGTACTACCCGTTCCTGCATTACCAAAATATACACCTGCATTACCTGTATCTGTTGTAAATACCGATTGAGTTGCTGGTCCATCTGTTAGTAAAGGCCAATGTGGGGTTTTATCATATATTGGTTGCCCAATTGCTTCTTGAAATATACCATAACCATCTAATGCTTTATATACTTGTGATTTAGTATGTGAGCCAGTTACATAGGTATATTGAGATGAGCCTGAAAGATATTGGTAATAGAAATCACAAGCAAAATACATTACGTTTGATGTATTCTGTATAGCTAAATCAGTTAAAGTAGAATTTATAATTCTATTTAAGTCAAAAATACCTCTAAGTGATGTATTAGGATACTTAGCTAATGTATAATCTAATGAGCCTGAATTAGAAACAGAACCTGTCCAATAGTACAGGTCTGCCATATATTGAAATCCATTATTGGCAACAACGGCAGTAGTTTCATACACCGAAAAGATAATCGGTGATTGTGCTAATGAAGCAGTTGCAGGAGTTTGATTTATTATAATGGCCATTGAAATACTTTTCTTATTATAACCACTTTATTTTGAAAAGTATTGGATACTATATGGTTTGATTAAATGGTTTGAATATTACAGTCATTCTTTTCTGAACTTCTGCTCTAACTTCTTCAACTTTACCACCTTCATATTCAAATATACTTCTTTTTAAATCTTGTGAGTTTGCTGCAATCATAGCAAATGGACGAGATGGCATTCTACTAGTTCCTTTCTCCACATACGTTCCATACTTTGCGCCTGGCGGAGCATAATTTAGTGTAAGGAAGGATTTACCCTTTTGAGTAAATATCATCCTTCTATCATCGTTAAATGAACCCACAGTCCTATACAAATTACCTGTAAGGTATGGAGGTTTCTTCCAACCAGGATATCCACCTATAATTAACTTTTGTGTTATAGATTTGTAATCCTTTGCTACATCTGCAAGAGTTTTCATTAAGGATATAATTCATACAAACAACGATTTCTAGCATTGTGTGTAGTAAGTGTAAATGATGCTGCCCATCCTGCTAAACCATTGTTAAATCTATCGGCAAATGGTTCTAAACCTATCGTAGAATTGATTTGAAATGATTCAACGGAGTATTGTGTAAAAGATAATAAATCGTTCATTACAGACAAAGTATTGGCGTGTATATCAACTAAATCATCTACATTATAGAACGGAACTATGAGTGCATTTGTTCTATCTGCTGATTCATTATTTTTATTCTTTATCTTGTCAGCAACAATCAAAAGGATTTTATAATCAGTTGATGAAGGTTGAAACTCTGCACCTACAATTTGTACATTACCTAATGGATAAAATGGATATTGTATATCATCTACTTCACTTAATGGTCCTTGTGAGACCGCAGTAATAGACGGGTGGTTATTCATAATGGTCTTGAAATAATCCAATACATTATAATATAACGAATAGTTGGTGCCAGTATTATTAACTAAAAAATTGCTCATATATTATAGTTGTATTCCACCGAAATACTGATTTGTTTGGTCTGGATAAATCTGTGTTTGATTTCCTACTGATTGTAAGTATTGAGGTATTTGATTTGAATAAGCAATCAAATAATTTTGTAATCTTAAATCATAGTAATTTGCATTCTCACTAGCTTTTGCTAATAGATAATCTAATTCAGCTTTTGAAGGAGCAATACCTTGTTCAGATTGTTGTTTAACTGCTCCATTTGATTTAAATTGAACTGATGAGAATGGTATATATTCTGCACAAGCATGCCATATCAAACAAGGTTTAATGTGGTCATTTAATAAATCTTGATAAAATACAGATAAACCACCAACCGTATTTGCTATTATCTGTGCATCTAAGTAATCATATAGAACTGTTCCTAATAGATTTTTAAGATATTTGATTTGTGCTACACTAACAAAAGGTAATAAAGCATCAGCATCAATTGCACCCATAAGTGGTGTATTTTTGATTATATCGTTACGGGAAATAAATAAAGCAGTTGCCATAGTTAGTCGTTATATGTTTCGTATTCTTTTTGAAAAAACGCTTGTGATTGTCTTACAAAGCGAGGTTCTGTTATTTGGTCTTCTGTTGTTGCATCAGCAGTTTCATCAACTGTTGCAGGATTTTCTAACTCTTTGTTAGTTTCATCTGCTACTTCTGAAACTGTTTTATCAGTATCTTCAGCTTGTTGTGAAAGAATTGCTAATGGAGTTAATTGGTCAAAGTATAATTGTGCATCTTCATATCCACCTTCTGTCAATGCCATATCTAATGAGTTTAAGATAACATTTTGGAATGGTGAGATTGTCATTGTTTGCATAATACTAAATGCCGTCATCATTTCTTCAGACTGAGAACTAAAACCATTATTAGCGGTTCTAATACCAAATAATAACGGTGAAGTGACCCTATGAGCAACCAATATTCTATCTTGCGTATATTCCGCAACATATTCGTATTTTTCATGTAGGTTATCTATTTGGATAACATCAATAGTAGGTTTAGTTAATGGGTCATCGTTGAATGATAACATAAATCTACCTGCATTATCAGTTCCGGTGAATTTAGCTTGGATTAAATCCTCTATAGTTTCTCTTTCTTCTGGTGCAGGAACTCCGTTGTTGAAGTTAATCATTACTGCAGGTAAGAAACCATTAGTAATATTATTGATGTGTAGGTTAGAAATCTCTCCTTCTGCTATAGAATACTGCATTGCAGATACCCAATCAGGTAAGGAGTAGTAATATAAACCTGGAAAATAGTTTTTAATGTAAAGGATTTCACACTTCTCATTTGATGTTCCGAATGTTGGTATTTTCTTTTTGTTCTTTACTGCTCTTTGGTCTTGCCAATCGTGACAGTAGTAATAATTTTCTATCTTTGGATTACCATATAGTTTTTCAGCTCTTAAAAACTGAACTGGCACATGGTAAAATTTAATTACTTTAGTATGGTCATCATTCCAATATACCTGATAAGCAGCATTACCGAACAATTTTAAATCGAATGCTACACGTTTCGTCTCCTCCTGTGGGATTATCTTTTGTAGTATGGTATCAAACCCTTCTTGCTTAGAATATAATCCCTTACCGTAGATTAAATCAGCTATTCCTTCCACACAAGCAGAAGTTGTAGTAGATACATTAAATGCACCTACTACTGCATCAAAGAAATCATCTTGTCCATACACTCCGAATGGAACATATTGATAACGTGTTTTAGTATCCTCTACTATAATAGGTAGTTGGTTATTGCTTGTATTTACAATTCCAAAGTTTTGTTGTTGTTTCATATTAGTCCAATATTACAAACTTATTCTCGCTTGTATTAGAAATGTATTGTGTATTTTGATTTTCGTAATCCGATTTAGGTATTGATAACGATGATGATTTATACACTTGAATAGAACCATGCCATATATCAGTTGCACCATTATATATTACTGCTCTATATTCAGCACCAATGATTGCACCACTAATGGATGCAGTAAAAGCTAAAATACTTTCATACCCATCATAAGTTAATCCTGAAAGAGATGCAGTAGTATTGTTTTGAGTTGTCATATCTTGCAAACTCATAGTAAATGAATTAGAAGCAGTTGGTTCTGTTCTAAAGGTATATGAATTACTCTGTGATATGTGATATGTTTGCATTATCTAGTATTTACCTGGTATTATCTCTATAATAACAAAGTAATTTTAAATTATCATCAAATAAAAAAACCTCCCAACCGAAGTTAAGAGGTTTTTAATTAATCTATGTGATATACTGAATTAGTTATACACAATTGTTGGTTGAGAACTTAATCCTGCGAATGGATTTGAAGTAGTTGAACCAGATAAGAATGCTGCTGGCAATTGTTCCATACCTGTAAATGTTACAGAGTATCCGTACAAATCACCTAATGCAGCTCCTGTTTGGATAGTACCTGCCGTTACATCAGCTCCTAAATGTTCTCCAACTAACAATGAGTCTCCGTTGTTTGTCCATATTACGATTTGTGGTCGTGCATATGCCATCAACTTCAATTGAGTTGTCATCTCGTTTGTTAATTTCTTTAAGTTCAACGTTAATTCTTGTGAGAAGAATGTTGTACCGTTATCACGAGATGTATTTACTGTTTCAGTATATGCACTAGAACCTTTCAACTGGTAGTAATATACCGTTGAACCCGATGGTAAAGCAGTTACTTCACCATTTGCGTTTTTAGTGAAAGAGCCAGTTGTGTAGTTAATGAAATAAGCACCTTGTAGGCCACCTATTGATTCCTTACATACTTCCTGACGTCCTTGCGTTAATAAACAAGCCATATCTGTATTTGTTTTAAATGTTAGTTAATATAGTGGGGGATTTTACACCCCCATCTATTTTTTAGTAAGCTCCGTAATATACGATGTCTTGACCGATACCAAATGTAGTTCCACCGGTGTATCTCATAATTACTCTGTAGTTTTGAGAACCATCAATGTTAGCCATGTCTAATACTCTTACTTCATTGTAATCAGATAATAAACCTGTACCAAAGTGTAAGTTAGATTTTTGTGCTGCTACGATTGTATTTGGCGCCATACCTGGACACAATACGATTTCAATACCGTTGAAGTTGAATGGTTTTTCACCAACGTTCATTTGGTTGTTCCATCCATTTGCTCCGATTGCTCCACCTGCTAATGCTTGTTGGTAATCTTTTGCAACATCAGTAGAAGCGTAGATTAATAAATCTTCTTTACCATAAACTGTGTTAGGGATAGTATCAACTACTGAATTCAATATTGATAATACGTTAGCTGAAGTTACTGAACCAGAGATGATTACTGAACCACTCTTAGCTGCTAATACTGCAGTTGCTCCACCTGCTGCGATTGAAGCAGAGAATGCTGGTAAGAATCCACCGAATTGTCCGTTAGTAGATGCAGAACCTGTCCAAATAGATTGTTCTGTTGCTTGTGCTACGATACCACCTACATAAGAGATTAAGTAATCGTTGAATGATTTAGGGATTTCATCAAATGCTGAATATCCTAATTGTAATGCCTCCCAAGATGCTACGAATTGTTGCTTACACAATTGTAAGTTAACTTGAAGTTCTTTTGGAGTTAAAACTGCTTCTGTTAATGCAACAGAACCAGAAGTAGTAAAATCGCAAGAAGCATCTTGAACGATTCCATCAACTGCTATCTTTTGGATTACTTCTTTGTACTTTACATTCGGGTGAATTGTAATGTATTTGTTATCCAAAGTTTTAGCACTCAATAAAGCTGCTGCAATATACTGACCAGCAAACTCACCTGCGTAGGTAGATGTGATTTGTGGTTGTGTTGCAAAGTTTTGTTTTGCTTTCATTTTGTTTTTGTTAAATGAGTTAAAAATATTTTATCTATATAATTTAGATAAGAATGTACCCTGTGGGTTATTTACTTTCTTACCATAGTTATTCGGTGTGTGTAGATGTTCTGCTGATAACTTTGTTTCCAAAGGTGCTCCATCTAATTTTGGAAGGTCTTCTTCCTCTTCTGCTGCTAATTGTGTAGGGTCTAATGAACTTACTTCAGGTGCTCCTTCTTCGGGATATGCTGATTCCATCTTTTCAATTAAACCTGCCATTACCTTTTCCATTTCATCTATTCTATAAGCCAATGAAATCAATGGGTCTTTTTCAGTTTCTTCTGAATCATCTACTACTTGATTTCTAGGGTCTTCATCAGTAGTGTTTGGTAATGGGTGTGCTTCTACTGTTGATGCATCAGCCATTTCAGCTTCTTTTTCTACTTCTATTTCTACTTCTGCATCTGCCAAATCAGCAGGATTAGCTTCTTCAACATTCTCTCTACTAACGATTTTACCATCCTTAGTTTCGATTCTGATTACAACTTTGTTTCCTTCTGAGTCTGTTAGTTCAATTTCATGCTCACCATCTGGTGCAGGAGATTTACTTCCATCTTCTGAAATTACTTCAACTGATTCATCTACATCAAATGTAGGTGATTGTAAGATATTACCTTGTGCATCTTTTGCATCTGTAAAATTAACTTCATTTTCTAACGAAAGAAGTGTCATTATTTTGCCTAATACTGATTTTGAGTTCATGTTTGTTAATTTTATTCTATTATTACTTAATAACAGAGGTTGGTTGAAAAATAGTTATTTTTATTATATTGGGTTTATGATTAAGTATCCTACATCTAAGTTTCCACCAAAGTTATGGTTTAATGTAAATGAACCATTTGTTTTACCTGATACAACCGCAGGATATTTACTACCTGCTCCTAATTCTTGTGTAGTTGCTAATATAATTGAGTTAGAAGTTACTAAACCATTATTTACAGTAGTTCCTGTAGTACCATCAACAGATACAATACCTGCTGAGCCAGAACTTCCTGTATTTACTTTAACAGAACCACTCAATTCAATTGATGCCGCATCTACCTTAAATGTAGTAGAAGGTGTATTAGGGAAACCAAATGATTTTGCAAATAATATATTATCTGCTAATCCTTGTACATAACTTCCTAAACCAACTGTACTTCCAACTTTTGATGATGCGGTATTACCTTCATAAACTGCATCCATTTGGAATACCGCAGAACCACTACCATATCCTGTAGAGCCTGTTGTTGTTGTTAATTGAAGAACAGAGCCTGAGTTATAGCCAGATGATACCGATGTATTCTGAATATATAAAGTGGCTTTATTCAACGATGATAATACTATATTATTATCTTCTAAACCAGTTGCGTCTTGGAATGATAAATTTGATTTAATGATTTGGTAATCGTTAAATGTATTCGAACCCGTTGTTGCAAACTTATTATATGCTACTATCTGTGCAGATGATGATACAGTTCCTGCTGGCACAGAGCCTCCACCACTACCAGTATCAACTGTTATAGCGAATGTAGATGCATCACCTTTGGTAAAAGTAATTGTGTTAAGATTTACAGATGCCGTTACTAATGAACTTGCAGTAATAGCAGATGTTACACCACTAAATGATGATGTTGCTACTAATGTAGAAACATTACCTGCTCCTCCTACCCATACATATCCTTGCGTTAAAGATGATGTTAATGAGCCTGTTATATTTACTGCTCCGTTAAATGATGTTGAACCACTAACGTTTAGAGTTCCTTCTACGAATGTGTTAGAGCCAGAATCAATTAAGAAACCTGTCTTTCTTACTCCATTTGATATTCCCGTTCCTACTGCAAATATAGTTTCAGCTGAATTTGCTCTTGTTCCATTATTAGCATTGTATCTACCTATGAAAGCAGAACCATGCCCAACGGTTGCTACACCACTACTGTATGGTGAATTTCCATTTACATTTAAGTAATTACCATATATGATATTAGTTAATAAACTACTATTATCACCATTTGCTGATGCTGATGCAATACAGAAGTTACCTCCAATAAAGTTATTGTTTATTTGTCTGTTAAATGTAGTTGTTGTATTAGAACCACTTGTATAAAGTTGAGCGGATTGTCCTCCTACTAAATTATATAAAACCTCTACTCTTTGGTTATTCGCAACTGCCGAAGGTGCAAAGTAAGCATTTACAAATCCTATACCTGTTCCATAAAATGAGTTATTATTGTATGTTACAGATGAACTAGCTAAATTAGTTGTATGACCTGTATTACCAAATAAGTTTGATGTTGCATTAACAGAAGATGATAATTGTGTTTTAGCTGCTCTAAAAGTTTTTAATGCTAAAAAGTGATTACCTTGAAAGTTTATACCTGCTGATGCTGAAACCATACTTTCAGTTGCATCACCTAAACTAGCTCCTCCCATTAAATTATTTCCATTGAAAACATATTGGGAAGATGATATAGGACCTCTAAATGTTGCAGAACCATTTAAGGTTATATTATTAGTATATACAATTGGCACATCATTCATAGATGATGTATATGTAGGCAATGTACCATTACCTAATGATAAATTACCAGTAGTTATTCTTCTAACAAATCCTGCTTGATTACCACCAGGTATATTAAATATATTTTGCGAACCACTTATAATTACACTACCACTTGGAGATGATTGTGAAAGAGTATTAAATATAATATTTGTTATATTAGTTTGTCCCGTTGCAGATGCTGATATGAATAAATGATTTTGTAATGAAGATGATGATGCTAACCCTCCTTTTGGAGTAAATACTAATGAACCACTAAATGGTGTTAAAGTAGTTCCGTTACCATCTGTATTAGAGAATGTTTCATCTCCTATAAATGTGTTAGAGCCAGTAGTTGCAAATGAACCTGTATTGATTGTAGAACCACTTATATCAGGTATCACTACACCAAATGTAGATGCATCACCTTTTGTGAATGTTAATGTGTTTCCACTAAATGAAGCAGTTACTAATGAACTAGCCGTTACAGATGATGAAACAAATCCTAAATTGGTTATTTGAGAAGAACCACTAATAGTTCCACTTGGTATTGTTGTACTAAATGATGATGTTGCTACTGCCACAGGTTGGTTTCCACCATTACCTGCCCAAGCGTATCCTGTTTGTAAGTTTGGTAAAGTTGCAGGACCTGGATTTAATATTAATCCTCTTCCACTTCCACCTGCTCCTGTTTTTGTTACAATACCTAATGATTGAACGATTGATGCACTACCTGATGGTCTACTTGCACTCCAACCACCACCTTCTGCAACATATATTGTTGTTCCTTCTGCATAGCCTGTTGTTGTTACACCTGTAATTAAACCTAATGTAAGTGCAGTTGTATTTGTATTTGCTACCGCTGTTGAACTTGCAACATAAATTACAGGCATCTTTGCAGTATTACTTGCATCTGCTTTATATACTATCGGTCTTGTACCATTACTACCACTTACATATAAAGGGTCACCAATTGTGATATTTTCACCATATCTAACATCTTCTAATAAAACATGCACATCATCAAAAGATAATGTATTAGTTCCATTAGTAGTAATAAATTGTCCTGCAATTCCTGCAGTTGTAGGGTAAGCTAAACCACTTGCAGTTAAACTACCAGTTAAATTTAGATTTCCGTTTATTGTTTGACTACCAATAAATGTATTACTACCTGTTGTAGCAAAGATACCATAGTTTAGAATCTGTGCTGATGAACTAACTGTTCCTGCTGGTATTCCACCACTTGCAGTAATTGCGTTTATTCTACTATCTACCGATGCAGAGTAATCTGTAAAGTTAGTCACCGATGAACTTAATAATCCACTTGGTAAAGTTGAACCACTAACGTCAGGTATTACTACACCGAATGTAGTTCCGTTTCCTTTGGTAAATGTTAAAGTATTACCACTAAATGAAGCAGTTATTAAAGATGATGCAGTAATAGCAGATGTTACATACGATGATGTAGCTGCATTTAATGCATTTATACTAATCTGTTGTGAAGCAGAACTTGCATTCAACTGAGTTATAGAACTATTGATTGATGCAGTAGTAGTATTTAAGTTATCTATACTAATCTGTTGTGAAGCAGTTGATGCATTCAATCCACTATTAATTGTTAATTGAGATGCAGTAAAAGCATTCAATGAACTAATATCTGTTGTTCCTCCTCCACTACCTGTATTAACAGTTACTGCAAACGTAGTACCGTTACCTTTAGTAAAAGTAATTGTATTAAGATTTACCGATGCAGTGATTAAAGATGATGCAGTAATAGCAGATGTTACAAAACTACCTGTATCTAAACTATCTACTAACGTATCTATCGTTGCAGTATTGTATGTTCGAAGTATTGCAGGAGTAATCGCTTCCGTTGATTGGTCAGGAAAAGAACTCTGATTTAATGCTTCTAATTGTGCTTTTGTTAAAATCGCCATATTGCTAATTTATTTATTATTCTTCTATAAATCGTTTGAATCCTAATGAGAAACCATTTGAGAAACCTGATGATTGATATACTGGTATTGGTGGGTATCCTTGTATATTACCTATACCTTGTTGTATCAAAGCTCCTTGACAACAATCTCTTCCGTATCTATCTTCGTTTATACATAGACATCCTCTACGATTATTCTTTGGAGATGATAGACCTTGTGTAGGACCTATATAGATACCACTCGCATTCTCTCTGTTGACAGAATAACGTAGGTTTCCGTTTCGTGAGTTGCTCCACTTTGCCATATATAATGTTTATTACATATAACAACGAAAGTGGGATTTATACTTATCCCACCTTCTTTAAGGATTCTTTATGCATTAAGTTCTGTAATGTATTGTAATCTGAATGATATGATAAGAAGAACAGACACTTTTCCAATGGTTGTTTAACTACCTCATCTATTTTAAGGAGTTCTCCTCCGCAAAGAGTGATGATTGATTGATAAGAGCCCCACTTGCGGCCAAAATTGATTTGATGTTGGGAGGTATCTCCTGATGATTCTGAATCAAAGATTTCAGGGTATTTTTCAATAAGACCTTTGACAAATTGATAAAAAAAAACAGAGCTCCAAAATGTATCTCCATATTAACTTCTCTCCAATGCTCTGAAGGTTCATTACCTGTATATTGTTCTATCTCATATAACTTACCTATTTTCTTTTTAACAGGTCTGTATAGTATAGCCATTACCTTTTCCCAATTATCATTTATGTTCAGCTCATCGAACTTTGATATATCTACATAAGCACCATAAGCAATTTGGGATAAGTTTGGTTCAAACCCATACTCTACTCCATCTATCGTTACGAATGGTTTTAAGTCAAATGTTTCTCTTGCTATAAATGAAAGCAATTGTTCTTTTATCTTAATGAATGTTGCCGTATCTATCTTTGTCATTACACCTGGCTCTACATTGCATAAGTGGTAGAATAGAGTTGCTAGTTTAGCTTCTTCATCATCACCATATACCTTCAAATCCTTTTGTAATTTTAAGAACTGTGTTAGAGTTATTGCTGAATAATCATTGGGTACTTGTATTTCTAATATTTGTTTCATAATTTACAATTGTTAATTTACATTTGTTAATTGCTTTATATAAAGAGATAACCTCTTTGTCTTTGCTTCTTCATTATCTAATTTAGCTTGCATCAGTATGATACCTGCTCTGAGGTTTTCGTTTATCTCATCCATCTCCTTTACATATAGTAGGAGGTCTCTTATTTCTTCACTTGTCCAAGTTTGTTCCATTAGTATTTGTAGTTTCCTATGCTTATTGCATACTTTCCTTTTGCTTGTGCTTTAACTGATAACTTCATCATACAGGCATATCTTGCTGCATCTATTAAGTGGTCTAATCCTCCTTCAGGTCTATCAGTTACATAACCATACTTATCCGTTATGTATTGGTAGGCATACATCTCATTGATTAAATTCTGTGATGATTTAAGAATCTTTATCTTATAGTTCTGCATTACACCTATTCCAAATCTTATACTATCTGGTCCTTTAACAACTGCTTTGATGTTGAATCCACTTCGGTAGATTTCTTCGATGAGTCTTGGTTCTGCACTATCACAGAAGATTTCATGCGTTTTGTCAATTTGTAATCGTTTAAGCCTGTCAATGATGTCAGAAGTAACGAGCTTTGTTTCGTAAAGTAGTTCTTCCAAATGTAGTTCATTATCTTTCTTGTATATTGCAACCAATGCAGAGGGGTCAGAGCTATAGCCAACATCAAAGCCAAAGGCAACAAACTCACCATCAGTATCATCAATAATGTCAAACTGAAATACAGCTTTATCATTAGGGGCAAATTCACCTTTTCCATATATCTTCCAGTATTTAGGGTTTTTAATTTCTAATTCTTCAATAGCATCTACCATCTCTTTAGGTAGGTATGTATTGTCTTTGTATGTTGTAACGTATCTTTCACAATCTTGCATCTGTCTTAACCAATGATATGGTGATACAGTTGGATTGTAAGCTAATATTATTTTACCTGATGTCCGAACTGATAATTGAAAGAAACTCTCTTCATCTATCTCTGATGCTTCATCTATGAATAAAATATCTGATTTAAGACCTCTTAGTTTTTCGGGGTCATCTGAGTTGATAAACTGAATGGTTGATTCACCTATTGTATATATTCTATCTGTTGTGTTAAAATCATCATCTTTCCATATTCCCAAATCAGATACTATATCCTTAAAGTCTTTGATTACGGTACGTTTAAGAGAAGGAATGGTACGACGTACTACCGTTATAGTTTGCTTCGATTCTAGCCCCTTTACAATGAGAAACTGCAGTATTGCATAAGTCTTACCACTACGAGTTCCACCTATACATTGTACTACTCTGCTTTGTGATTCTAACAGATGCTCAAACGTAACCGTAGTGTTAATCGTTACTTCCACTTTTGTTTATGTTTATGTTAATCTGTTGAACTCTTTGTTCTATCTCAGCTTTCATCTCTGTTCTACTTAACTTAGGTAAAGCATATTCCATTAGCTTTAGGGCTAAATCCATTGCCTTTTCGGGGTCTCTCTTCTTAATCTCTTCTAAATCTTTTGTGATTGTATTGAGTGTATTATTAACTGCTCTTGCTATAGTAAGCTTCATCTCTTCCGTAGAACGGTTTAATGCACCCGATGGTCTTCCCTTTGATAAACTATGTCCTGGTTTGAATGGCATATTATGTTATATTATTTAATAATAACACCTCTACCAAAACTTATCATTAGCTACCCTATTTAATCGTTTGTTTGTCATCTCTATATACTCCTTACTTATCTCAATACCAATAAAATTTCTATTTAATTGCTTACAACTAACTGCGGTAGTACCTGAACCCATATAACAATCTAATACAACCGAACCTTTTTCACTACACGAATTTACTATGTTATTTACTAATTCAATTGGAAATGGTGCTGGATGTGATTGGTCTTTTTCTTTATTTATTCTCCATATGTTTTTCTTATGCTCACATTTAGATTTGTCAAAGTAAGGAACTGCATTCCAATCCTTTTTAATCCAAAACACCCATTCGGTTGTAGGTAGAAAGTAGGTATTTGATAATTTAGGTGTATTGCCTCTATCCCATACTATAACTTGTTTTACATTAAAGTTATACACATACGATGGATGTATTGTATTGTGTTTATGTAGTATGTCTATATGGTTGTAGAATATAGAGCCAGTTGGTTTAATTACTCTTACCAATTCGTTTAATACTTCCGTTTGTTGTTGGATGTATTCTTTTGGGTCTAAACTATCTGTTATACTATCATATTTTATAACTCTCTTAAAACTACCTTGCTCTTTGTTTCTTGTCCAATAGTTTTTATTATATGGTGGAGATGTAACAACCAAATCTATGGTGTTACTATCTATCTTTTTTAATTCTTCTAAACAATCTCCGTTGTATATCATATTACCAAAACTTATTGTTAGGCTTCTTACTTACTTCCCATTCTATTCTTTGTTTTGCTATTTGGTAGTATTCATCTTCTCTTTCAATACCTACGAATATCATTCCTTCTTTGATTGCTGCTTTTCCTGTCGAACCACTACCCATAAAAGGGTCTAATACTATTCCTCCTTTGGGTGTTACCAAACGAATTAAGTATTGCATTAGGTCTGTCGGTTTTACCGTTGGGTGGTTATTCTTTGATTTTAATGCATATCTTTCTTCTAATGTTTTAGAGTTATGTGCTTGGTTTATACTATATCCTTTATCTTCTAATGAATCACAACCTTCGTTTCTGTCTGTCTTATTTGCTTTGGGACAATAGAAGAACCTACTTGCTCCACCTTTATCATCATATCCAGCTGTATCTACACTATTATATTTACCATAACAAGTTGCACCATTTTCAGCTCCTGTGTGTTGTGCTTGATTATTCTTTCTAATAGCATTTGTTGATTTAGATAGTCCACTTTGTTCGTCTAATATCCTACCTGCTTCTTCATCTAATATAATGTTTGCTGGGAATCTACCTCCTTCATTTAATCTTTCTCCTAATGTTGTTTCAGTTAAAGTTTTTAGATTACCACCATATGTAGGTTCTCCACTTATAGATTTACCACTATTAAACCAACTCTCTGGTCTTTCTGCTTTCCAATCTGTTTCAATTCTACAACCATCTATGTTTATACCACCTACTCCCCACTCTAATACATTATTCGCAACTGTTCCAACTAATGGTTTCCTTGCCATAACGATTGGTTCGTGTGCAGGTTTGAGAGCAGTTCCCCAACCTTCCCATTCACTATTGCCTTTGGTTATTTCAGTATCTATATATGGTCTACTAGCTTGTATTTCTCCACTCAATCCATTTTTTCCACGAATATCACCTTGATTTTTTTTAATACCAACAACCTCTCTTTCATTACCTTCTTTCTTATCTATACTCTTACCGATGTTGTGGGATTTGGGAAACCCACTACCATATATCCACATAATCTGGTCTCTAATCTCAAATCCTGCATCCTCAATCCTTACTGCCATTCGGTGATAAGTTCTACTACCTGCAAAAGATAATAGGTGTCCACCTGGCTTTAATACCCTAATACACTCTTTCCATATTTCTTGTGAAGGAACATCGTAATCCCATTTCTTACCCATAAATGCCAATCCGTATGGTGGGTCTGATACTATACTATCTATACTATTATCGTCTAGCTCTTTTAATTTATCTAAACAATCTCCTAATAGGAGTGTGGTTTCTTTAATCAAACCAGGATTTTGTGTTGTCATATTATTGTTTTTTAAATACTATTAGATATTCGTGCTTCTTTGCAGTGAATTGTTTTGCCTTTGCTGATTTTAAAACTGCGTGTAATATAGGAGAAGGTTTAGAAGGTAATACGATTGTATCCCAATGTTGTAATCCGTTATCTTTAATTATCTTTATTAAATCACTATGGAATGATAATAACCCACCCCATCTATGAAAGTTTCTAAAATCTCCTACAACCCAACATCCGTATCCACCTTGCTTCAATACTCTTTTACAATTGCGTATTGTTAAATCTATATCATATAAGAAATCACTATACTTAAACCTATCACTTATCTGTCCTTCTACACTCTCATACCTTTCTAAATTAAAGTAAGGAGGACAAGTAATAATTAAATCAGCAGTTTCTTTTTTTGTATTGTCCATTTTTCTACCATCTCCTAAATGAAGAGTAGCAGGTATGTTCCATTTCTGATAATGTTCTAAACTTCTATTGTATGTCTGTGGTGATATTTCATAACCTTCATAGATTCTATTTAGATGAGTAGTTACTGCTGCTCTTGTTACTCTACCTGCAAATGGGTCTACGATTGTATCTCCTTCTTTACTCCAATACTCTACAATCCATTCACATAGTTGAGCATTGAATTCACTTAAACGAATGATACCACCATACTCATCAGGCTTCATTCCACCATTGTATTGCTTTATATCTAAATCTGATTTATCAAAGTAATATTTTTTATTATTACTTTTGTCAAAATACATTACAGATAAAGGTTCAATCAAACCAAGACTTATCGTTTTGTTTTGTGCTTCGGGTATCTTCATAACTATTTTGTTTTCTTGGTATTCTATCTATTTCTTTTCTTGATTCCTGGTCTCTTCTATCATATATCCAAACTAATAAATCTGCTTCGTTCTCTTCTAAATATTCTAACCTTTCTTTAAAATAAGTTTGCCATTCTTCTCTACTTTGCATCTTATCTAATGTTTGTCTGAGTTGAGTAAATCTTCTTAATTTCATACCTTCACCATATGGATACAAATCTTTATACCTTTCTTCTTCAGGCAGTTCCGCTACCTTTCTTCTTGCATATGCTCTTTGGTATGCAGTTTTACATTTACTACATATGTTAGATGCTTTATCTGTTGATTTTAGTTGGAACTCTGATTGACACTTTATACATTTTCTATCTAAATTCATTGAATGGGTTGTCTAATAACTGATTAAGATGTTCTTTGATTTTCTTTACTGCCAAATAGGTTGTTGATTTACTTATCTTTATATCTTCAGCTACTCTATCTAATGTCTTATCACTAAAGAAGTATAACTGAAATATCTTTGATGATGCCCACATCTTTGTTGATTCTAATCTTTTGAGTTCTCTCATTACATCATCGAATGCAGTTTGTATTTGCAAATCTTTTTCTGTATCGTATTCTATATCTTCTTCATTCTTGTCAAAAATTGTTTCAACATATGTTGTCCGATTTAGTTTCTTTGTTTTGTTGAGATACCTACATTTAAGATATTTAGAGCAGTACATTATATTATATGAATCACCCCAAAACAATTTGGGGTTCTTCTTTTTATGAAGCCACTCGTAGAGCTCGCTCACTAAATCTTCTGCTTCTAATTTACTTTTCGTTACTTTATATGATGCTTGTAATAACCATTTGTGATGTTCGGTGTATAGATTAGTTAATCTTCTTTCACACTCTTTACTTAAACTTCCGGTTACTTCATTCATATTAAATACCTTTAGATTTAACCCACTCTTTAAGAAACTCAACACATCCTATCCAATGGGTTGCTGCTGATTGGCATGCACAGGGTCTTGGTTGATTAACTCCTCTAATATAATTATACTTATCCCAAAGATAAGCTAATCTATTTTCTGGCAAATTAACTCCAATAGCTTCTATAATTCCTTTTAATTCCCAAAACTCATCATAGGTGAGTGGTAGAAAATAATGCTCGGGTGATATTGTTGTTGTGATTGTTTCCATTACTTTACAACTTTTAATTTTGGTAAATTCATTTGCTTTGATTCTGCCGGTCTTTCTTGGTTTAGCTGAATAGGATTATCTAAATTAAGAAATCCTTTAACCTGCTCAAAGTGTGGGTGTGTAGCAGAGAAGCTAATACCCATAGATGCGAGGATTAAAACTAAATCGTTTACCGATGTTATCTTTGAGAAATCTACCACATATAATGCATTTGGGTCTACTTGTGGTTTGCCATCTAATGTTACTTTGGTTGCCTTTTGGTCAAAAGTATAACCGAAATTGTTTGTCTGTGTCATATTATTTTAATTTAATTGTTTGTTCTTTACATCCGAAGATAGAGTTTAAGTAGATACGACGTGCTTCACATCTACAATCTTTGTATCCCAATCCTTTTGCTATCCACATAGCTAAATCTTTACCCCATCCTAATGTAATAATGTTGATTAATCCTTCAACCATATTACCTACTTTTATAATACATATCATTTCTTTATGTGCTTTCTGATTAAGATACTAACGATTGCTCCTATCTTAAATCCGTTTGTATCACAATAGTTTTTTAATAATTGGTGTATCTCTGTTGGGACCTGAATCATTGCGTACTTCTTTTCTTCTTTCATAACTATATTTTGTTTAATCTTGCGAACTCTCCAAAGAATACTCTTGCTGCTATGTTGTATGCTAATGCAGCTGCTTCTGCGGTAGGGAATGAACCTATGTATTGGTTTTTACACATAGTATAAAATACATTCTTACCATGCTTAAATACTCCTTTGTATTTTTTGAGGTTTGATTTAGAGTTTTGCATATTCTCTGCATGAGTTGCTAGACGTAGATTTTCGATTCTGTTGTCATCTTTTGGACCATCTGCATCTATATGGTCTATCTGCATCCCTTCTGGTATATCTCCGTTGTGGTATTTCCATACTAAACGATGCTCTCTATCTCCTACACCTCTAACTATGCCTTTTCTGTAAAGGTTATTCTGTGTGTATCCGAAACGTTTGCCTGTGTTTTTCCAATATAATCCTCCGTTGGTTATATCGTAATTGAATAGTGATTGTAATAATTGTTGATTTGCCATTTTATATAATTTTATTTATACTAATATATATTGTTTTTTTTTCCAAAACCACTTTTTTAGTAAAGATAATTGGTTTATTTTATAATCCAAAGTATCTATACCATGCTTCACTGTCCTTTGCTAACTGGCAACCAAACTTTATATCTTCTGATATTTTATGGTTCTTGTCAACTATAATGCCTTCAACATGCGGTATCTTTACCTTTTGTTTCTGTGTTTCAACTTGTTCTATATCAAAGAACTTACTTTGCAAATATTCCATTTTTGTATTCTATTAGTTTATTGTTATAATTATTTATTACTGATGTATCACTACCAAATGCTAAGTTTAATAGGTTATCCCAACCTCCATAATCTTCTTCTATTTCACTCATATAGAAGTGTAGCTGAGTTTTATTACTAATTTTATTTACAAACTTACTAATCATATTATCTACGAGTTGAGATGAATATGTTGGTTCAGCTTGGTCAGTATTATTAGTCGTATTCTTTATTGTATTATTAGTAATAGTGGGTAGTGTTTCTATATCACTAGTCAGTTGATTTGATATTACCTTG